TGAACCTTCACCAAATCCTATTACTGCTAGTTTGTTTAAACACGGCGGTCCCAAGGGGAAGGATTCCTCTCTTTTCTTCTCTGTGACTCGAATTCCTTCAACATCTCCTCGGGTGCAACTATACTTATCATACGCAGTATAAAACTGCTCAAGTGTAAGAGCATCACCGTTATCATGAATCGCATATCTTAGTCCTTTCATTTTATTGTAGTAGGGTAAGTTTAAGAAATTACCAGTGTCCCCACGTTCCACTAATATTTCTGTTTGTTTTGGAAATATCTCTGAACCTTCGTAACCTAATACGATAGACATTTCCTTTAATTTTGATTGCATCAACGATGCAGGAATGTTTTCTTTTGTAAATAAAAATACGTGTGCGCCGCCTGATTTACTACGGCAAACTATTAAGGGGAATTTATGATCCCGAATACTTTTAATGAGGCTAGTGTGATCAAAGTTATATTCGTCAATATCAATACAGCCCCACCTACAATCATTAGTATCTGTGATAGGGATAATTCCAAGGGCTGGACCTTTTCCTTCAATATGATTGGTCCAAAGTTCGTCGGTGACTGTTTTTCGAACAATAAAGGCTTTACCTTGTTGTTTACCATTTTCTCCTCTGTCACCGGGTTGATATTGTCCATACGCTATAGTTAATCCGCTAAAAATTTGTTTGAACTTGTCCATATATTACATTCTCATTTCTTTGTAAAGGGGCCATCGCTGGCCCCTCAAAATAAATTTAGTACGGAGTACTATCTTTACTTTTCTCTTCCACATCTGCTTTTGTTTGCACGTTTCCTTTTGAGACACTCTTATTAAAATCCTTCGCACTTAAGTACAAAGTCTTATCGTCCTGTCCCATTATTCTGTCTTGTGTAACAGACCATCCATACCAAGAACCTTTGTCGTTCTTTTGTAATACAGAAGCCAAGTTATACACAACCCCATGCATAGGAGGGATAGCAAAACCGCCTTTTCCATCAGGTATTTGTATGGTTTTCATCATAGAATTCCATTTTTTACTGACGTTAAGCTGCGTTGACTTCATAGTAATCAACGCTGGTGTCATTCCTCCAGCTTTTGTTTCAACCAAAACATAATAAGAAGCTGTCTCTTCAAGATAATTACCATTGGGTAATCTTATTTTAGAGCCATCTCTCTTACCTGTTTGAATTACCGGACTGTTCGGTAAATGAGAAGCCACAGGAGCACCTGGGCCATCCCCTCTATCCGACCATTCGGGATAATCCTTTTTGTAATAACAAGGAATAACCTTGATACCTTTTTTACCATCGAATAATTCGCTGGTAACAGTATTATAAATCATGCCTGGTTTAGCACCATCTATAAACTTCGCATCACCATCAGTTACCTGAGGTGATAGTTGTCCTAAGATTCTGACAAACGGTAACGCCATATCTTCTTGCGTCATGTTTTCAAAACCTCGTTGCAGGTCGTCACCAAATAAGGCAACGGATCCTGATGTTTTAGCTGTCATATCATTAGCCATTATACATTCTCCATTAGTTATTTCCGGCTTATTTTAGTTTTATCTTTAATCCATAGACTAAAGCAATCAGAAGGCATGTCGAGGCCGGCCTCAACACGCTCCCGATATAGAGCTGTTAATGTATTCCAAGACACATCAGATTTCTGCTGCGGCTCATATCCATTCTCAGCTGCAAGGTCCAACAATTGTTTCGCCTTGTCGTCTTCCCCCTTACCAAAAGTCACAGAGACATTGTTTTTAATAATATCCCCTAACCCGTTAGTACGAAGCCATTGTAGAGCTGCTTCCCTTTTGACATCATCTTTAGGTACTGTCGCTCTGAATTCTTTTTTAACAGATACTTTAGAACCATCAGCTAATTTAATTTCTGACAATCCTTGTTCAGCTAGTAATTCTGGAATTACATTTGAACTAATATAATCTGCCTCATTCTTTTTATTTTTTAATTGCTCTTCTAACTGCGCAATCTCATCTTCTTTCTGTTTTAACTTAACACACTCCGATGCAATAGTGTTTACTTCTACATTATCTAAAAGATCCTTTGAATCTTCTAACATCATTTTATTTACTTCACTCATATATTATCCTTTCTGATAGAGATCGAAATTAATTGGATAGTATTTAGCCTCTCGTCGATCCCATTTCAAGAGATTAAATTTACCGTTGGTATTATCACTTACTATTGCACAAGAAATTCCTATAACTGCAGGATCTCCTGTTAATAATACGTAATCTTGTTCTCTAAAGTCTCTTAAGTTTTTTTGCATTTTAAAAACAAAAGGACTAGAGCTAAATATTATTTGAGAATCTGGACCAAAGTTAGGCAAACAAATTACTAAATAACCAAAATCAGATGCACCTAATATATTTATATTAGCTGGTGGATGTTGTAATACATACACAAAATTTTCTTTAGGGTTTGCTTCTTTAAAAGATAAAAAATCTGCTAAAGACTTAGGTTTATATAATTCAAATATTTTATTTTTCATAATACTTTCTTTTATTCTAAAATTCTCTTGACAGACTATATAATAGTGTTTATATAATTGTCAACTAGAAAGAAGAAGAAAAATGAAAATAAAAGATTATGAGGAAATGGTAAGATATCTTACTAATTATAAGTTTAAAACTAAGCCTTATAAACATCAGATTAAAGCTTTAGAAAAATCTGTTGATGAAAAAAATTATGCCTATTTTATGGAAATGGGTACAGGTAAATCAAAAGTATTGGTTGATAATATGTCGATGCTTTATGATAAAGGTAAAATAAATGCGGCGCTAATTATAGCACCAAAGGGTGTTTATAACAATTGGTTTAATCAAGAAATTCCATTACATTTGGCTAGTCACATACAACCAAAGATGGTACTCTGGACTGCTTCAACATCAAAAGCAAAGGATAAAGAGTATCAATCATTATTCGAATCTGGCTATGACCTTCACATCCTCATTATGAATGTTGAGGCTTTAAGTACAGACAAAGGTAGATTGTTTGCAGGTAAATTTTTACGAGCACACAGGGCTCTAATGGCTATTGATGAATCTACTACAATCAAAACTCCTACAGCTAAAAGAACTAAAGCTATTGTAGCATTAGGAAAAGAAGCTTATTATAAAAGAATACTTACAGGTTCTCCTGTGACTAAATCCCCTTTAGATTTATTTAGTCAATGTGCTTTTTTAGATGAAGAATTATTGGAGTCAGGTTCTTATTATTCTTTTAAAAATAGGTATGCAGTTATGAAAACCCATAATTTTGGTGGGCGTAGGGTACAATTAGTACATAGTTATCAAAGATTAGATGAATTGGCTGACATCTTAAAAGGGTTTTCTTATAGAGTCTTAAAAGAGGAATGTTTAGACCTTCCAGATAAAGTATATATAAAGAGAGAGGTAGATTTAAGTAAAGAACAAAAAGAAGCTTATGCTACTATGAAATCCGCGGCCCTCGCTTCTCTGAAGGGTAAAATGGCTACCGCGCCTCACGTTTTAACACAAATGATGCGTTTGCATCAGATCACGTGTGGGCACCTAAAAAATGATGATGGTACTACAACCGATCTTAAAAATGGTAGGACCGATGAACTCTTAGACTTATTAGATGAAGTCGAAGGCAAAGTCATTATTTGGGCTAACTACATTCATGACATTGAAGCTTTAATTAAAGTAGTAAGTAAAGAATATGGAGAAGAAAGCGTAGTTCAATATTATGGTGCAACACCGGCTAAAGAAAGAGCGAAAGCTATTAAAGAATTTCAGGACCCTAACTCTAAAGTTAAATATTTTATAGGTAATCCTCAAACCGCCGGATATGGAATTACATTAACTGAAGCAGGTACAGTGGTTTATTTTTCTAATGGATATGACTTAGAAAAAAGACTACAGTCAGAAGACAGAGCACACAGAATAGGTCAAAAGAAGTCGGTAACATATGTCGACTTTATAGCACCAAAAACTGTAGATGAAAAGATAGTAAAAGCTCTAAGAAATAAGATAGATATTGCTAGTCAAGTAATGGGTGAAGACTTAAAAACATGGATTTAATTATTCTTAATGATGGGGTTTATAGTTTAGTTCCTGTAACCAAAGCTATGCTTGAACATATAAAGTTATTTGCGGAAGTAGATTGTTTTGATCTTTGCGATATTATAAGAATCGAATTTACCACTTATGCGGATTATCCTCTTAACCAACATATGATGAATGACGGAAGTGGGGATTTTTATGGATGTATTTGTAGATGATTTTTGTAAGTATAGGATTAATAATAATTATCTATTTAGTAATTGTATTATTATTGCTTAAATGGAACAATGAGAAATATTAGGTGGGATTTTCTAAGATGAGCTATTTTTTCCGCAAAATTAGAAATTCATTATATGTCTTGTAGACCTGTTTCGCGGTTCAAATATTTATACTCGATTTTGTGTATATCGAAATCCTCCATGATTTTCTTACAGATGTCAGTATGATTAAATTCTCCACAACTATACACATCAAATTGCATTAGAGCTGGGTGAGGTTCATCCCAAATATGCATAGCAATATGTGATGTTTCGATAACAGCTACGGCCGTGATACCTTTATTGCCTGGCATAGTACAATACTTAACGTAAGGACCCATAAATATTTTCATATTTATAGACTCCACAAACTCAGTCATCCATTCTTTTAATTGTTCTTCGTCGGTTGGAGGTTTTACAGCTTCGGCACGAATAATAAGATGCTTATGCACCAACAAACTGTTTTGCATAACACTATCCTACTACTTGTCCGTCTTTCCATTCCATCTCTGGAAGTCCATTCTCATAGCTCTTCCCGTCGTAAGTTAAAACTTGTTTTCTGTTACTACCTTTTTCATTATAGCTGCAGTGTACCCAGCCACCTGCTGGATCATCTGGATTATAAAACTCGAGTATTAATTGATCAAAGTCACAGTTGTTTTGAATCCAATATGCTACTTGAATGTTTGGTACTCCACCTATTTCGAAGTCGACCGCTTGCCCTTTAGCATGCTGAGACGTTTTTTTGCTGCCGATCGCTTCACAAAGTGCTTCCGATCTGTAGCCAGAGGTAACAGTAATGGGTTTATCAAATTTCGCACGAACCGGTTCCAATATTTCATAGCATACGTCTCCTAAATTTTTAATGTCTCCGGCTCCTGGGGTATTATCAATACCTTTCCGAGTCGCAGTCATGGATTTGGTAAATTCTTCTAACTTAAAATGTTTACTTAGTTGCATAATTTTTCTCCTAGTTGTTAAATAAAATGTCGAGCACGAAAAGTGTAGTTGTTCCCGCAACTACTAAGAGAACCCAATAGAATTTGTCTATCTTACCGCCCAATTTCTCGACGTCTTCGTGGATATGTTTTAAATCATTTGTTTTGATTTTATTAATATCTTTTTTGATGCCTGTCATATGTCCGTAAAGGGATATGATATGTTCTCTTGTTGTTTTAGGTTCTATAGCCATGTGCTATGCTCTTTGTTTTAATCTGATTGATTGTTCCAGCGGTGATAATAACGCCGTTTCGACTGTTGTCAATCCAGTTCTTTCGTTGATTGGTGCGCTCGCTGTCTCTGTTACAGCTGTTGCGTCTGGTTGTTGCTCTAGTGGTGGTGTGTTTAATGAAGCTTCTTTAGAATTGTTTAAAAGATCTAATATTTTTTGGTTCTCATCTATTTTAGGTTCTTTTATTTTAGGTTCTTCCTTTTTCTTTTGAAAGCTTTTAATTCTTTCTTCTTTTATTTTCATATTTTCTTCATAAGATTTATTTAAGTCTAAACCTATATGATCTATTTTTACTTGTTCTAATTCGGTAATTGGAAAAACATAATTAAAATCAGGAGGAGGAGTTCCATTTAATTCTGACTCTCTTAGAGCTGTGTCATATCTTTTTTGAAAAGCAGAACTATAATAAGTGTAAGGAGTAAATGTCTGTGTGTACATAATTGCTCCCACAAGTTGATCGTTCTTTAATCTTTTTAAAGAGTTAGCAATTTGCCAATCAGGAATGCCTAAGGTTCTAGCATCAGTTACAAACTGTAGGATCTTTTGTTGTTGAATAAAAGCTTCTTCTTGAATTTGTTCGTATTCTTTTTTAATTTGTTTAGGTCCTCTTGTTTCCCAATCTGAAGAACGATAAAAACTTTCTGATAAAGTTAGATCTCCTTTAATAGTTGAAGCAAAGTTACCAGCCTTTTGATTCATAATTTTTAACAAATCAAATTTCTGTATCTTACGACCCGTAATAGTAGAAACAAATTTTTGCCAAGCTGCATCAGGATCTCCTCTTCCTTTGTATATATCATAAGCAATGTCCGCATATTTTTTAGCTTGAAGAATAGTTCCAGGCAACGCAGTTCGAATGATGTGTTCTATTCCTTTGTAAACTTTTGTTCCCCATGCATCTGTAGGTGAATAAACTGAATAACCTTCCGTAGTTTTTCCATCTCTTCCCATTACATCTGCTGGTAATGCATCAACAATAGGTTCGATTGCTAAGTTTTGTGTAAAGAAAGGTTCAGCAAACTCTTTAGCTGCTTCGTAGATACCTTTCATAACATTATTATCTATAACTTTAGTATCCTTTTCTCCTATTTGATTTAAGAAAGCTCTCATTGGTTTCTTAATATAGTCCCAGACATCTGCGTAAGAAGAATTGACAAGAGTTAATGTGTTGTTATCCAAAGGTTTGACCGCAGTGAATCTAGAGTTTCTATCATAGTCATAGGCAAAAGATCTTTTAAACGCTTCTATCATCGCTTTGTCTACACCAGTATATTGTTCAAACACTTTATCCATTACTGCTCCAGCAGCTCCCATTGTTAATGTTAGCCCCATTAATTTTCTTAAACCATTTTGTTGGATAGCTACATTAGTAGATGAGGCTTCTCTTAAAGCTGTTCGCGCGCCCACACCTGTTAATCTTAAAATTTCTGAAGGCCATGATATGAAACTTCCAATCGGTGTCATTCTTATAACTCTTACTGCTTCAGGTACCAAACTATATGTTGGCATTAAGTTTCGAGCATACCATGCAGCAAACTCATCAACTGCATCATCATAAGTTTTAGTTTTGTTTGTAATTTTAGAAATAGGATTATATTTTTGTCCCGTTACTAATTCTTCTTGTTTAATTAATTCTTTTTTATTTCCTTTAAAAATATTGTTTAGGTTATTTCTATTCCATACGTAAGCATATTCTTTCCAGACGTTATCCCCTGCTTGATAAAACTGAGTAGCTCTATCCATAAATTTAGTTTTTAAAGCGCCACTCATCCATTTATCCACCATGTTAGGATTCTCATTAAGTTTTTTAATAACTGCTAACATCTCTTGAGCTTCAATACTTTCATCTAAGTAGCCAAGTTTAATTCCTTTACCTACTCTTTCAACAAACTGTTGATTAGTAATTTTTTTACCTGCTCCAGTAATATCATTATAGATAAATTTAAAAGCATCGTCTGCTGAGCCTTTACCACCTATCCATCCATACCCTAGTACAAACATAGGAGTAGATACAACATTTCTCATTTGGGTATCAAAACTTAATCCAGTTTTACCAAACTGAACTCCTGTTTTAAATTGCATCAACGCTCTATAGGCATTACTTTTTAATAACATATCTATCAAACCTTGACTGCCTCTTAACGCTTGGATCATTGTCGGACTTGCAAACACGTCACTTAAATTAGTTCTTAACATTCCAAGACCTGGTAGGTTTCCTATTGGTTCTAGTGTTGTATCCAATGTTCCTTTGTTCTTTTTAAACCACCCTTTCTTTAATCCTATTTCTAAAATTTCATCATACATTTTTTTAGTTTCAATTCCGGTAATCATTTCAGTAATAGTTTGAAGAATTTCAGACTGTGCATTTTTTTCTTCACCTAATAATTTTCTAATTGATTTAGGTAATTCTGCTCCAGTAACAATTAATTTGTCACTTTGTAAAATGTCTTTAGATATTTTGTTTAAATATTTAATAGGATCTCCCGCATAAGCTTTAGCGTCTACAATCATATTTCTTACAGTTGCTTCGGCAAATAACCGAAGAGCTTGTTTTCTGCTTACACCTTTTTTCTTGAACACCTCAATAGCTTCTTCTTGCATTCCTTTATTTTTCCTCGAAGAAATAAGTTTAAGCATAGCTTTAACTGCTTCCTCTACCACTTCTTTAGGTGGGTTGTATAAAGGATTGGTAGTAACAGCCATAGACTTTCTCATATAACTATTGATGATAGGGATTAAAGCATTTTGAAAATCACCTTCAGGTAACATACTTAAATATTTAGACTTAGCTGGTTTTAAATGTTTCTTTAATCCTTCTGCTGATTCTTGTAATTCTTTTGGAAGTTTATTTTTACTTATTTGATTCTTTAGATAAGCCACTACTAACTGCATTTGATTTTCTACTTCTAAAGGAGAGACAGGTTTCTTATTAAACAATCCATTTTGTGCTTTAACTAATTGGTAAGCCCTGGCTTCTAAGTCTTGAAGATATTTATTAACTACTCTATTTTCTGATTTAATATTAAGCCCTGCTTGTTCTTGTAGTTTATAAATTGCATTAGGAGTTTTGAATTCTTTGGTAAGATAGTTAACTGGTCTAGCAATCTTAGCTAGTCTTGCTTTTAAAGGATCAGCATTCGTTGTAGTAAATAATTTCCACTCATCAAAAGGAGGTATCTCTCCTTTGTTTTTAAAACCTATGCCTTTTTTAGTAATACTTACTCCTCTAAGGATAGGCTCAACCGCTTTAAACATAGCAAGCTTACCACCTTTTCTTAAACCTTGGGCTATTAATCTTGATGTTCCAGGTACAATACTCTTACTATACATTAGAGTTGGTGTTGTATATTTAGTAAACGGAACTCTCATACCTGATAAAGGTACCTGACCTGTAGCTAATTTTGTTATAGGACTAACAACTGTAGCATTCGCAGCTCGTGTTCCATATTTAAAAACTTTACCTGTAGTTTTTAAACCATATTTTATTCCTAAAGGAGCCGCTCTTCCAACTAATCCCCACGTTGCTCCAATTTTAGTTCCTTCATAACCAAATCTAATTTTGTTTTTTAATCTAGCAAGGGCTAAGTTTCTACCCGTCTTACCTTCTTCACCTTCAAATTGTATTTCAGGATTATCAATGAGTCCCCAAAAATCAGGAGCATCAATAGTATCTCCTTTGTTTCCTACTACAAATTCAGCAGCACCAAAACTTGCTGCATTAAATCCTACACTTAAAGCTGCTTTAGTACTGTAACGTAAAGCTTTATTATTTAATTTAGAAAGTTTACTTTTTAATACTAAGTTTAAAGGTCTAAGTAATTTAGTAGCGTATGTAAAAGGTACACCATACTCGGCTAATGTTTTAACAACTTGTTCACCCATAGTATTGGGATCTCTAAAGCCACCACCTTCATACATTTTATTATAAAGGTTATCTAATTTTTGTGTAAGTTCCCATGATTCACCTGGTTTTAGAATGTCAATTGGCATGGTTATAATTTGTCCCAGACTATATCCCATTTCTAACAAACCATTCATAGCTTGACTTGTTAATCTATTTTTTCCTATGTCTTGATATATATTTTCACCGGTGTTTATATTAATATATTTGGTATCACTAATTTTCATGATATTTAAATCATTAGCGGCCAACTGATCAGCAATTTGTGTTTTAGTTATGTCACTAAAACCAGGTAGAGAGTCCTCTCTCATCGACAACGGTCCACCCGTTGCAAAGATAAGAGCGTTAACCCATCCTGCTGTTTTTGGATTCTCTTGTGCTTCTAGTTTAAGGTCAGCTGTTTTAACTAACTCTTTTAAATCAGGTGTCTCATCAGATACTACTTTCTTAATTATTTTGTCAGCATCTTTAGTAGTTAGTTTTACTTCAGGAAGTTTGGTGTCGTATTTAGGAATGTCTTCTTCTACTTTTTTATCTCTTTTAAAAAGTTTTGCCACATTAGAAAATATACTAGCGGGTCCTGTATAAGGACTACCACCTTCTTCTATATGTTTTAGTTGATCGTAATATGTTTTGGAGTAACCTGGATTCTCCAGTTTCCATTCTTCATAAGGGGGTAATTGTTCTGCCATAAGATCATGTTAAACCTGCGGTAACACAAGTTCTACTCCGTATTTTACATTAAATTCATCAACATCTTGTTGAGTCGCAATATTAGAAAATTCAAGTAGAGCTTCGTCACTGGATGCAAGAAGTCTAATAACATCATCGGGAATCTCTTGAGGTAATCTTTGTCTTAATTGTTCAAAAGTTAAAGGAGCAGAAGATCCAGCTGCAGGAGTTTCTTCTACAACTTCTTCTTCCATAATCTCTCCACCTTGAGGAGTAATAACTTCTTCGCTCATCGCTGCAGTTAAACCACCATTAGCATAACCAGTTGTTAAGCCACCATCTTTTTGTCCAATTCTATTAATTGCTATGATTAAAGCATTCATGTCAAACTCAGGATCACTTTGTAATTTACCTTGTCTGTTTTCTTCCGCTTTTATAACTGATGCAAAAAGTAATTGTGCTTGAGGTGTTTTTAAGAAAGCGGCCATGTTTTCATTTTTAGGTAAGATATCTGCTAATTTTGCTTTAGCTATTTGTTTTTTGTTTTTAAGTTTTTGTTTTTCGGCTGCTATTTGTTCTACAGTAGTAGCTTCTATCTCATTGTCTTGAAGATATTTAACAAATGCTTCATCACTTGCAAGAACTGCATCTATGTCTTGTACTATTTTATAGTTTTCTTCGATTATAGCCATCGTTCTATCAACGTTAAATCCACGGTCCGGTCTGTAATTTCTACTCTTCATGATAGCTGAAGCAATATCTGTAATAGCATTCTCTTCGTTAGCTAATAGGTCAGCTCTAGCCGCGGTTCTCGCATCGAGACTCGCTGCCATGTCTGTACCTAAATCTGATAACGCAGGAGCTGCTGATCTTAAAGCTCCACCAATACCACTTCCTTCACTAGGAGCAGCCATAATATCTGCGCCCGCACTTGCTATTCTTAAATAGTCTGCTGTGCTCATTCCTTTTTTCTCGGGTAAAGCTGGTCTAGATTTTCTAACGGCTTCTAAAATTTCCATGTAGTCTTCTACTTCACCACCATTATCATAACCTGGTCTTAGTTGAGAAATTCCGCCGCCACGTCTTTCGACACGCCCACCTCTAAACATTGGTCGTCTTAAAATTCTGCTCATATTATTTCAATAATCCTTTAGCGGCTCCTAATAATCCAACACCACCAATTCCTAATCCAAGTAACTGTTGTGTTGTGCTTGGAGGAGGTGTTGATTGCATTTGTGTAGCTGCTGGGAATCCACCAATTACTGATGCAAGTTGCGGAGCAACTAAACCTAGTTGTGTGTAATCTGCAAAGGCTGTTTCTCTAGCTGCTTCTTGATCCGCTGCTAGTTTACCTTGATCAATTTGTCTTTGTGTACCACCTAATTGAGTTTGGTATGTACCTAAACCTTGTTGTGCTTGTAGTTGTGCTAGTGCTTGTTGATTAGCTTGGTTGTAACCTTGCTCTCTTAGTTGAGCTTCTTGCATTGCTCTAGCCATATCTGCTGATGCTTGATACTCACCCATCATCGCAGCTTCTCTACCACCACCAAAAGCTCCAGCTCTAACGGCTTGGTTTCTTAATGCGCCAAGACCTTTAGCCTGTTCTCTTTCCATAGCTGCAAGAGATGTATCAATTACTTCTTGTTGGTATGGACTTTCAAATTGTTGATAACCTTGTGGACCTAATAAAGTTCCAAGATTAGCTGCAGCTGCCGCTGCTTGTTTTTCTAAGGCTGCTTGATCAGCTACAAAACCTCTACCTGTATAAGTAGATGTTGGAATACTTTTACCTAATAGGCCTAAACCTTTATTAGTTATACCGAGACCAGCGGCTTCTACAAATGGTTCTCTAAGTTGTCGTGTTGTTGTAGTTGCCATTATCCTCTAGCCTCTAAAGTTTTCATTGTGTCATACATAAGATCAGCTCCTTTTTGAACGCTTCCACCACCCGCGCCTCTTACTGCATCCGCAGTCATTACAAATTCGTTTTTAGAAAGTCTTGCAGGTACGTCATCTGCTCTTTCTTTTGCACCTAAAGGTACAAACCCACCCCCTCTTAAATCCATTTCGTTACCACCAAGATTCATAAGACCACCATCAGCATATCTTTTTCTTCCTTTTTTATTCATTTCTAATATTTTTTTAATACCAGGATAATCTTTTGCTTTTCCTACTCCAATAGATTTAACTCTTGGTTTTTTAACAGGTCCGCCTTTTTTCATGCCAGCGCTATCAACGAAGTCTAAAGCTTCACCATAAAGTGCCATTTGTATTTCATGAGAAAGATCATAAAAGTCTTTTCCATATCTTTCTTCAGCCCAGTCCATAGCTATTTCTTGAGCTTTCCATCCTCTTGCTCCTCCGCCTGCCATAGGACCAATCGCAACACCTTCTTCTTTCATTAAATAATCTGGAGTAATAATTTCTTCTGCATCCATAACTTCTACATCCTCATTAGGATTTAAATCCATTAGTCCACCTGTAGCAACGCCTGCTCTAGCTGAACCATATTCCATTCTTAAAAATTCATCAATGTCCATAATAGGCATGCCTGGCATTTGTTCGTTCATGTTATATTTATAATTTTCATACATCTCCCATTCTTCAGCACTGTAGGCCGAAGCTTTTTGAGCTGCAAACTCTTTTAACTTTTCAAATTCTTCTTCTGTTAATTCAAAGACTGGTTTACGAAATAACATTAGTGATAATTCATTTAAAGAATCAGCTTTGCTTGGAGAAGATACTTGTTCTCCAATCTCTACACCTTCTTCTTTCATTAAATAATCTGGAGTAAGAATTTCTTCATCAAATTCCATTACTTCATCATCAACATCACCACCACTAGCTAATCTTAATTCTCTAATTGGTAATGGTTTAATTGTTTCCTCTTCTAACCTATCTAAACCTTCTTGAGCGGCACCAAGTGACTCTCCAAAATCCTCGAATTCTTCACTTAAGATCCATTTTTTCTTGTCTGGATCAAATTTCATTTTTCTTTTGTTCTTTCCTTTTTTCTTGTCCTTTGTGACAGCTCCGGCTAAAGCATAACCAATTCTTCCCCCGTTTCTTTTTTCTACATATCCACCCGGCATACCAGCTGGATAGTCAGGATCTGAAAAATCTCCCCATTGAGTATCACCCATCATAATTCTTCTTGTACTAGCGCCTGCACTTTCAGGAGTAATCATATCCATAGCTGCATCAGCTCCTAAGATACCTAAACCTGGAGTATCCATTACTGCATCTGCTTGAAGCATTGCAATCATTTCTTCCATAGTTTCTTCACCTGTTGCAATTCCTGGAAATCTTTCCATAAACTTTTGAAATATTTTATTGAAAGCATCTTCCATCATTTGTTGACTTTGAATCTGATCTTGTTGAGCTGGAGGAACTTCCGATATTACTTCTGCTGAATCAGCTGTAACAATATCTCCTGCTGCATAAGGAACTCTTCCACCTGTTCTGTATCCATAAGTGTCTAGCATTTCATCAACTTCATTCATGTCCCACGTTCCAGTACCTTCGTAGATTGCTCTGATAGCAGATCTTCTTCCTGCTTTATCCGCGATCCCTTGTTCTAATAATTCTCTATTGTATCTTTCCAATGCGTCTTCATTTAATTCTGCTGCTTTAATTCCTGCATCTATTCCACCTTGAGCTGCTAAAGTTTTTAATGGTCCAGCCTCTGCAAGTGTTCGTGCACCTCCTCTTAACATTCCTGTCATGGTATTGGGATCAGGTCCCGTTGGTCCTGCAAATTGTCCTAACGCATCAGGAGCTGCAGCTAACGCTGCTGTAATTCCTATATCTTTTAAATCTGCTTCATCATCACTAAGCCCTCGTGCACCACCAGCTATAATTGCTTTTTGCATCCAAGGAGCTAAATTACCTAAGCCTAGCGCAGGGCCTGCGCCGGGGATCATAGCTGCCATATAAGGTACAAAAGGTCGTATTTCCTTTGGTATTATCTTTTTAATTCTTTTACGTATCTTTGAAAAAAATCCCATATTATCTTCCTATTATATTATTGAAAAGCAAGATTGCAACTCTTGTATGTAAGCTAGTATCAACCATTTTACTTCGTTTTTTCCTTCCAGTCAATCTACTTTATGTTTGTATCAGTGCCTATTGGAAGCCCAATTACCTTAACATGTACGCTCTTTGAGATATGCTCTTGTTTAGTATCTGTATGGGGGCTATCTACGTCAGCTTTAGCTTCTTCTTCTGATAAATATTCCCTTCCAGTTTCAGTATGTACAATAGTAAGTTCTACTCTAGGCTTATATTTTAAGACTGATTTACCATTTATTGTTTCGTATTTAATTTCTTCTTCTTGTGCAACAATTGTCATTATCTATCCTCTCTATTAATTTCTAGTATGGATGCTACTACATGTAAAGTATTAGCATCTGCTGCGGTTACTTGTATTACTTCATTTTCTAACATAATTAAAGGTTCGGTTAAAAGTTGTAAAGTTTCATTACCCGATACCGCTTGGGTTTTAAATAAGTTAAACTTATTACCTGTTGAAGGATCGGCATCAAATAAATCTACAGTAATAGTAGTAGCTGTATTAGTATCTTCTGATACTAAAAGAGACTTTACAATAGCTCTTGAGTTAGAAGGCACACTATATAAAGTAGTAACTGTGTTAGTTGTTAAATCTTTTTTTGCGTTTAAATATATATTAGCCATATTATCCTAGTCCAAACCATGTGTATCTCTCTGCATCTTCTTTTAACTGAGTTAAAAATGTAGAGTTAAGTTGTTCTACTATTGAAGAAAAAGATCTATTGATTTGTCTTTGGTTATCTTCTGTGTATTCTTTTTTTGGTTCTGGTAATCTTACTGCTATCTTTGTCATTATCTTCTTCCATCTGGTTTAAGATCAGCTTGAAAAGTTCCAAACCTCCAACTTTGTCCTGATCCTGTATTTTCTATTTTGATAGCGGCATACCTTCCTCGTGCTCTAGTACTAACAAATGTAGTAGAAGTGTCAATAGTAAAAGGACTATACGAAGCAGTGGTATTGGCTGCAGCGGGGAAAGGAGTAACCGATACATTAACTACTGCATTTCCTATTAAGTTTTTAAAGTTAGGTAAAAATCTACCCATAGATAAAAAGTATTCTCCAATACCTTGATCTGTTTGTAATGCAAAATCAAAAGATTCTACAAAAGAAGTTAAAGCTGTAGTAGATCCATCGGGATTAACTTGATCCGTTCCTATCTCGTGTTCAAAAAATACGGTTTTACCCAAGCCAGTTTCACCACCAATAACCGGGAACGTACCTGTACCACTACTATCAAAAGCCGTTGCATAAGGTTTAGGATAAACTAAAGAATCAATCCAAGTTGTTCTAATTGAATTAGTATTAGTTCCTGTATACCAATTACCCATAGGGACTTGTTCATTTGTTTGACCATAATTATAAACTACATATCTATTATTAAAATCTGATCCTGAGGTTGGATACCACCACGTAACTTCGGTAAATAGATTATTAATGCCTGCACAAATTTGTTGACCTTTTGTTGTATCAGCATCATCAAACACATAATCTTCTACACTACATGGTAAAGTATTAACTGTACCATCAAAAGAAAAGAAACCATTATTAGACATCCAATAAGCAACACCATCTATTTCAATAGCTGCGTTCTGTCCAATTAATCCACAGTTCGTTCCTACTTGTTCAAATCCAAATGTAAACGGAGCACCTACAAATTTCATGGTGTATAAAGCATTATCCGTCCATACTAGAATGTTTTCTTTAGCAGAAATAGCTCCCATAATTTTAGTTCCATCTTGAAGTCTTTGAGAACCAGCTGTGTTAGTAGCTTCAATTGTATAAACATTTATATTTTCTTGTTCAGAAAATCTAATTAACAAATCTTCTTGAGAAGTAGGGGTACCAATCGTAGCTTCAGTTCCAAAATGAATTAAGTGTCTTGTTGTAGGAGATACTAAAGTTAATCTACTTGTGTCAGGGTTATTTGTTGTTTCAAAACTCGTTGTAAGTTGTGATGCTCTTGTTGATAATCTTGCCGCGATACCAGCATTCCATGTAAATGTTTTTCCATTAGCAATCGTTGCAACTAAGACTTCTCCAAAACTACTTAACGACCAAAGCCCTGGTTCTAGAGTTGTAGTTGTAGCTACGACTGGATCACCCCAACCTGTCCAATCAGTTGACTGAGTAACCGTTGTTCCTAAAGCTGTGCTTGCCGGAGCTGTTGTTCCTGATTGTGATCTACTAGCCGTAGTTAAATCACCTGGAGCTGCGTCTGTATTTCCTGTGTAACTAATTATCTCAGAAGTAGCATCATAATTACCACTAGAAAAATTACCAATTAAAGCTTTACCACTTGTTGAAAAGTTTTGTGAATCAGCCAAAGGAATAGTTGCGTCCCCAGACACAATACCTGAATTCAAAGTACTTGTCGCAGAACCTTGAACTGTTCCACCAAATTGTCCTACACCATATCCATACCCATATGTTTGCGCCGCGGGCCCTACTCTCGCATAAGGTTTAACAGTACATGTTCCATTATTGTATGGACCAGGTCCTGCTTCTTGAGTTGGAGAGGTAACAGTAAAAGTAGTATTACTTGGAACAGTAATGACTTGATAAGGTTTATCTAAGAAATCCGCATTATCTAAATTTGAACCCGTGGGTTTAGTAAACGCAGAAAAATATATAATGTCTCCTTCTTTAAAACCATGAAGGGTTGGGCCTGTATCAATTGTAATAGAAGTATTTGCTGTATTAGAAGTAACTGTAGAAGCTAATGCAATTACAGCTCCAGTTGAATCTGTATCAAAAGGAGTAATGTCATGCAGCCCTCCTTCAAAATAACAAATTAAAAATTTGTCTGTTCCTAAAATTACATATCTGTTTCCAGATGTATCAACTAATGCATGTTGTTTTCTTGCTACTCCTACAATAGTATCCGGTAATAAAGATTGCCATCCTCCTACTTTTTCAGGAAGACCATATCTAAATCTTACGTTATCAGAATCAACCCATCGACCTACTGCACCAACACGCGTGTCTTGTTTATCAACTCCCGGGGCAAATTTAATTTGTTGAAGAGCCATTAATTAGCTCCTATGTATTATTTGATTTTTGAATCCAACCTTTACCTGAAATATTAGTATATATAAAAGTAACAGATTGATTGTTTGTTTGTAAATCTAAGTTAGCAGTTAAATTTTGATAGTTTAAACCATTAAAATTAACAACACATTTATTAGTTGCAAATCCATTTGACACTGAAGCATCCATAATAGTTATTTCATCTCCCGCTACTGCGGCTGCAGGCATTACAATTGTTACCTGATTACTTTGAGTGTTTACAAAAACCTGATCTCCGGCTACAGCTGTATAAGAAGTTACCGTGGCAGAATCAATCCCTACATGTCCTGATTTTAACATTCCTCCTAAAGTAGTTAAAGGAGTAGCTCCATTAGAAACCAATAACATATTAGCTTTTTGAGGAACTGGAACACTTGAAGCAGCACCAGTAGTTAAAACTGATAAAGTAAATAGATCAGTAGGATTGGCTCCTCTTGTAGTAGCGTCTTCAATTATATAAACTCTAGTTGCGTTTCCACCTGTTGTAGTAGCAGGCATAGTTAAAGTTGTGTTACCTGTTAAAGTTCCTGTTAATTTTAAATAAAGATGTTTACCATCCGCGGTCGACGATCCGTCGGCCAAGCTTAATGTTTGACTAGTACCTGTAATAGGTACTTCTAAAAAAGCAGTCGCTGCTTCTAAAACTTGTAAATTAGTATTTTGAATAGTTCCCCATAGACCGGCTTTTTCACCTGTTGCTACGAGTTCTAATGATAAATCTGATGAATAAGTTGATGCCATAATTTTAATAAGGAACTATTGGTTTCCAAACCATTGTTGCTCCTGGTATAATTTCATTCCACGTTATAATTCCAGTTTCATTTGTTCTTAATGTTAATGGAACTCCTGTAACATTTACTACTGCGTTACCTGTAACCACTATACCACTCGCTGTACGTAACGTCAATTGGTTTTGAAGGCCTGTTGGATTGATAACAGCACTACCTGAAGCGGCAGCTGTAGCGTCCATTGTGCCTAAAGTTAATGGTACTTTAAGATCTGTATCAGGAACAACTGCTGTCCCTTCAATAGTGAAAGTACCTATTTGAGCGGTTCTTAACTCTAAAGGATCTGGAGAAACTACAACATTAATTACAGTTGTCTCTATTCCAACAGGACCAACCGTTAAGTTTAAAGGTATCCCAACAGGATTAACAATAACATCCCCCAAGAATGGAGAACTTGCAAATGGTTGTGCTGAAAATGCGTCTTGTCCTAGTAACATATATAATCCTTAGAAGGAGACAGGGGGTATGTGGTGGTGCCCTGCCTCCATCTAAGAATTATATCATCGTTTAAACCAAGATGGAAGTCCTAAATGAGGGCGCTTATCGAACATATTATCTTTAGCTCCCGGAGTTTTTCTATTATTATAGTGAAGAAATACTTGTACACATTCTTTACCTTTAAATTTTTCTCTCCAATGCTCTAGCTCACATCCAGAATAAACCAGCATATCTCCTGGTTTTAAATCTACTTTAAGACCTTTGGTATTATCTGATACATATCCTTCACCTGGTTTGATACCACCTTTTTTAGGATTTGGTTCTAAATATATAGGCCAATCATCACCACCAAGATTCATAGTCGTAGATATCTCACAACTAAATCTATCTTTGTGCCTTTTTAAAACATCACCTTTTTTATATATTCTTGCATAGGTATATGCAGGATATAATTTTAATCCTGTTACCTTTTCCATTTCTGGTTGACATTTTAACATTAAGGTTTCCATAGCTATATTTGCATATTGAGAATAAGTATCTGGTATCTGTTCGTTTTGGTTTTCGTAATGACCTATAATAGTTTCAAAAGGAGAAAAATATCGAGCTGCTTTACAAGTATCATATACGTGCTTTTGCATACAAAAATAATTTCTAACAAAAGCTGCCAGGTCTTTTGATATGGCTTGACGGATAATTGTATATTTTTTCTTTTTAAACATCTTTAACTATTTCTTTTGGTACAGCTTGTATGTTCCAATGTATAAATCTAAATGGTTCTATACCAAAGTCGACTGCATATTCGTGTTCTAAATAACCTGGAAATATAACTAATGTTCCCGGTTGTGGACGTAAATGAAAGTGTTCATGACCTGGCCAGATACCTTTTAAATCTGGTTTCATTTTTAATTTTGTACATCTTGCACCAGTTTTGGGTTCGTGAAATACAGGATAAGAAGTTTTATCACTACATTTTAAAAAATAAAAACCAGATACGTGTTGGTTCCAATGTATGTGTGCTGAATGGTGACCACCACCTTTTTTAGCAAACTCTTGTACCCACATTTCAGAGAAAAGAGTTTGATATTGTGACATATCATAACCTTGATGATCTAGATATTCCCAAGATTTTTGACCAATGTAGTTTCTAAAATCTAAAAAATCATTGTCATTTGTAAGTGGTGTGGAGTGGTATGATCTCCCAAAATCTCCCCATTGTTTTATATGTTCTTTTTCTCTTTTACGAGCATCACTAATATATTTATTAGAAGCTTTGTTTAATGATTTTACAAACTCGGGTTTGTGTTCTGACCAAATGACCGTCTTAAAGTAATTATTTATATACATACTATTTAAATGGATCTCCTAAATGCCATACGACAAGTGAGTATCTCGTTCCTCTCATTACTGGTTTGACTCTATGCCACAAATGTGAAGGAAATACTACGATAGAGCCTTTAGGTAATATTTCTTTTACTTGTCTTATATGTTTACTTTCATCTCTCATATGAGGATCGTAGTTTCTAAAATCAAATTCTAATTCACCACCTTTATATTCTGAACCATCTGTTAACTGACAAGTCATAGATAATTTTCTAACTTTACCATTAGTAGGATCATCTTTTTTTCTTTGATAAGGTTTATCCCAACTATCACAATGCCAATCATAGTATTGATTTAATTTATATTTTGTAAACTGACAAGCCTCAGACCAATCCCATTGAAAATTCCACCCAGCATTTTTATTCGCCATACGAACATATGGATGTAATTCTTTATATATCCAAGTCTCGCTTAACCAAACTAAATCTGATTTTCTTTTTCTTTGAATGTTTTTAACATCCTCTTTAGACAATTTTGGTTTATCAAATCCTCCAGTTCGCGCTATACTTTCTTCTTTAGATAATGCATATTTAATAACATCATCACAAAATTTAGGAGTTAACACTCCACTAAAATACCAAAAGTAATTAGATAAATTCATAAGTTGTAGTCAAAATAAAGTTTAAAGAATCTGGTTGAGTGTTAGTGATGTAATACATCTGTGTAGAAGGGAACATAATAAATTTATTATTTTCTAAAGGTATGTCCCAACTTCTTCCCGCTCTTCTGTTCTGATCATAGTGTATTCGAACGCTGCAGTCTTTAACATTGACTCCATAAAGAAAAGTATAATCAGGAGAATGTCTAAGATCGACGGGATCAATATTTAATAAAGGAATAGAAATTTCTTTGGGTTTATAAGCATTACCCCACGTTTCTTTATTCACTAAAGTAAAACCGTGTTCTAAATTTATATGTTCTCGCACATATGTAGTTAGTTTGTCCCACTCTTTTGAGAATGGAAATTTAGAATCGTTAATTTGTGATGATAAAATATCGGATTGAAGTTTGTCTCGGTCTATTTCAAAACCTTTAGGCATATCTATAGTGCCGTAATGTAAATCTATTTCAGATAATACTTTCTTGTGCATACCACATACCTTTTTAATTTATGCTAATTGATCTGTCAAGTCCCAAGACTGGCCGGCTTCATTCCAAACATAATACCATCTATGAGTATGGGCATCATTTTGAGATTGTTGTTCGGCTGTTAATGCAGGAGCATCACCAATTGGTGATTTCCAAGATGCAGTTGTATTATCTTTTACCCAAGATGTATAAGGTTGTTTAGACCAGAAAATGTTGTTATCTTCGTCCCAACTCATTCCTATACCTGCATAATTACCTCTTAATGCTTTTGAGTTATCACCAGAGCTATGTTGATTACCGTGTGTATTGTAAGATGTTTGAATCCACATTTGTGCAGGCCAATTATTATGTCTCTCTAAATATTGTTGTCCTACTTTTTCATCTTCAACACCATCAGCATTTAACATATCTTTATTATCAAGTGTTAGTACTTGAATAACTTTTCCGTTCATTCCTATTTTTGCAAAGTGTGCCATATGTTTCTCCTTATATATTAATTTTAAATTTGTGTAAATACATAAATATTATTGATATTTATATCTTATTACTACTATTCCAGAACCACCTGAACCACCTGCATTTGGCGGTCCTCCGTGGTCTCCACCTCCACCGCCACCTGTATTAATTTTTGCATCCATTGATGAGGGGTTGGCAGTATGTACTCCGCACCCGCCACCACCTGCTCCACCTGATCCATTGTTTGAACTTGGTGGTTGAATACTTCCTCCTCCACCACCTGAAAAATATCTTACTGAAGGGCTTGGCCCTGGAGTTCCAATTTGAGCGCTTGGAGTTGGACTTGGCGCTGGCATTGTAGTTAAATTAATTGCTGTCCCCGCACCATCTCCACCGTCTCCAGCAGATGATCCACCTGATGCAGTTTGACCAACAGCTGTTGCTCCGCCACCTCCACCCGCAGTATAAGTTGGCTGGGCTGCAGTTCCACCATCCATACCTTGTACAGGATTTGTTGCTGGATCATTACCTGATCCTCCAACTCTTGTTGGACCAGGAGCAGGTACGGGACCCGCACCTCCGCCACCACCAGAACCTCCGCTACCTCCCGGCTGAGTAGGTCCGCACGGAATACCACCACCGCCAAAACCACCACCAGTTGATGTAATTGTGGAAAAACTTGAATCTCCACCTTTAGTACCACCAGTATTACAACCTCCCGAACCACCTCCACCAACTACAATTGCATAAGGAGTTGCTGAAACTGGTAACGCTACAGCGGGACTTGCACCTCTTGGGGAAGCCGTATAACATCCTGAAGCTGTTCCTGGAGATTCTCTAAATCCTCCTCCACCACCGCCGCCGCCTGCGTGAGCACCGCCACCGCCACCACCAGCTACTACCATATAATCTACTGTACTTGAACCTGATACATTTCCTGCACAGGATACCACAAAAGTACCAGGACTAAAAAAAGTATGAATTTTATAATTTCCACACGTAGTAATACAACCACCTGTTGCTGCTACATATGCTGGTGTAGGGGCATCACTTTGATTTCCTGAATCTGTTACAATCCATCCTTTGGTTACATCTACATAAACTAATGTTACTGCTACTCCATCTGTTGATAAAATTGCATTAGTTGCTATTCCACCAATTTTAAGGCTGTTTCTATTTAATGTACAATTAGCTGTATTAAAATTATTAGCATAATCAGCAACTCCAATTACATCCCCCGCTGCCGGGGCTGCAGGTAAAGTTACTTCTACTGCTCCTGTTGTTGCTGTGTCTACAAAATATCCAACACCTGCTGTTGCTGTAAAATCTACTGTTTTAATTGATGATACATCCCAGTTAACTGCACCTGTTGCGCCGAAACCTGTTGCTGTTCCAGAGTTTGTTATTGTTGCACCAGATGCTATTGTTATAGTACCACCACTAGGAAGATTAAATGTATCTCCACTATCTCCTAATGTGGTTGTACCGCACGTTACTCTTGGACTAATTTTATTTACTTTTATTTCACTCATAATTATTGATACCTATACCTTATTATTACAATTCCGCTACCACCATTACTTCCACAGTTATAAGTACCACCTCCACCACCACCAGTATTAGCGTCTCCTGTCTCCGATGGGTAAGTGGGTCCTGGAGAAGGTCCACCACCATCTACTCTTCCACCTCCACCTCCACCACCTGTTCCACCTACACCTGCGGTTGGGTAACCATAACTTTGACCTCCACCTCCACCACCAAAATATTGTTCACAACTTGAAGGTTCACCATTAGTGGCTACGAATGTTGTTGGAAAACCACCTCCATTTCCTCCATCTCCACCTTCTGTCCAACTTCCAGACGGCGAAGGAGAACCAGAATTCAAAAATCCACCACCACCTGCAGATGACCATTGGCCTGGATTAGGTCCAGACCCTCCGGGCTCACCTTGAGATGGAGCAGTGGGTGGAGTATTTCCACTTCCTGCTGCACCAGTACCAGGACTACCTTGGTGTCCCCCACCTCCAGAACCACCATCATTATTTCCTCCTTGTGCACCACCAGCGGATGTGATTGTTGAAAAAGTTGCATCTCCTCCAAAGCCAGCCGAACAACCCCAAGGGTTAGGAGCTGCACCGCCACCGCCAACGGCTATAGCATAGCCCTGTACTGAAACTGGTAGTTGACCAGGACCATTTCTTGGACTTGCTGGATAAGTTGTAATATCTGGAGAAGCATAAAATCTTACACCGCCGGCTCCACCACCTCCACCTCTACCAGCTCCCCCACCTGCAACAACTAAATAATCAACCACATTGTTGCTTGGAGATGAGGCTAAACCTGAAACACAAAAAGTTCCTGGGCCTGTAAATGTATGTAATCTGTAATTTCCACAACAAGTAATTGATCCACCTGTAGCAACAAGATAACCAACACCTGTTGTTGTCTCGTCTGCATTTTGAACGTTAACCCAACCTTTTGTTGAATCTACATATACAAAAGTTGCGGCTTGCCCACTAGTGGTTAAAACTGCATCTGCTGCTATTCCACCAATTTTTTCTGAACCATTTGGTGAAATAGTAAAATTATATGTTGCAAAATTTCTTGCATAATCTGATACAGCAACAATTGCTCCTGCTGATCCTGCCGGTAAATTCATTGTTAAAGCACTTGGTGAATTCACAAAATAACCCTCACCATTAACTGCTGTGAATGTTGTAGTCTTTGGTGTAGTTTGCCAATCAACAGAACCTGATCTACCAAAACCTGTCTGCGTTCCATTATTAGTTATAGTTGCACCAGAGGCAATTGTAATTTGACCGCCGGATTGAACTTGTATTTCTCCACCTGATTGAACTTGTTCTGTTACTCCATTAGGAATAATAACAGTATCGCCATTAGCACCCATAGTAATGTTAGTGCCACACTTATTGATGATGTTTGAATCATCTGAAACTTTATTTATATTATCTACTTTTATTTTACTTGTCATAATTATTGAAATTTATACCTTATCATTATTATTCCGGAACCACCATTTGATCCAGGAGAAGCTCTACCGCCTCCGCCTCCACCGCCAGTATTAGTGTCTCCTGCAACTGGAGCCGCGCCACCTGGATAATAACCACCACTGCCGCCGCCACCTACTCCACCTGTTCCGAATGTAGGACCTGGAGATTGACCTCCGCCTCCTCCACCACCAGAAAAATATCTTCCAGTACTTGGACCTGGAGTTCCATAAGTTGGAGCTGTAGGACCAATAAAAGCATCAGCCATTGGAGTACCATCACCACCATTACCACCAGCACCACCTGGGGCGTCTGCACCATTAGAACTAGCTCCACCACCACCGCCACCACCATACATACCACCACCTATTCCACCATCGTTTCCTTGAGGAACCGGTGTAGGGGGAGTGTTTCCACTTCCACCTGCTGAAGGACCACCAGGACCAAAAGCACCGCCTCCGCCTGATCCACCATCTGCTCCTACTCTGATTGGAACGGCTGGATTTTCACTCCCTCCGCCTCCACCACCGGCAGAAGTTATTGTTGAAAAAATTGAATCAGATCCATTACCATCAGCTGAAGGTTGATAAGGACCAGCTGGATCAGCAGGGCCTGCACCACCTACTGTAATTGAATATGGTGTTACTGAAACAGGAGTTCCTCCAGTTGCTGGACTTGGATAATTTTGTCTATAACCACCAGCTCCACCTCCAGCAGAACCTGATCCTCCACCACCAGCTCCACCTCCTGCAACTACTAAATGTTCTACTGAATTACTACCACAAACACTACCTGCAGATGTAACGCAAAAAGTACCTGGACCTGTAAAAATATGAGTTTTATAATCACCGCAAGTTATAATTGTTCCACCACTTGCACTTACAAAATTACTACCGATAACATTACTTGTTGAATCTTGAATATTTTTCCAACCCTCTGTTGCATCTACATAAACAAAAGTTACTGATTGTCCTTTTGTAGCCAAAACTGCATTTGCATTTACTCCACCTATTTTTTCTGTTCCATTAGGTATAATGACTAATGCATTGTTTTGAAAAGTATTAGTATAATCTACAACTGATACAATATCACCGACACTTGCCGCTGGTAAATTCATATTAAAACCTCCAGATGAAGTATCTGCAAAATAACCTTCACCATTGGCTGCGGTAAAATTTGCTGTCTTAATACTTCCTGTTTGCCAATCTACTGTTCCGGTTCTTCCAAATCCTGATTGAGTTGCTCCTACAGCTAGTGAAACTGTTCCACCTGAACGACCTAAAGTTACTGTCGTTGCATCTACTACTGCAGTTTTACAAGCTCCACCACCAACTGTTAAAGTTGTGCCGGATTGTTGTGTTACCTGATCTACTTCTACTTTACTCATTAAACTATTACCAACGTTCCTGTTACGGTAACAGTTGCTGGAATAGTTATTGGACCTGCAAGAACACCATTCTCGACAGTTTGAGTTCCATCAATTGTTGCCGCTTGATTATTTATAAATTCATTTGGAGAAGTTTGCCCTCCAACATATTGGATTCCGTTTATTACTGCACTCATAATTCCTCCTACGAACTAATTTGATTAATGTATGAAGTAACAATATCTAAACTACTTGCTGTATTTGATACTGCATTTAATACATCACCGTTTTTTAAAACAATTTTAGCTCCGCCTTGGATTAATTCGATTGCAGAATTTGGTGGAATAACAACACCTTTTGCAAGATATTTATTTCCACTATTTGTAATATAAACATCAACTTCAATTGTAGAAGTTAAAATATTACAACATCTAATTCCTATGACTGCATCATAATCCGCTCCAGTTACAAGAGTTTGTGCAACTGTTCCTACTGCTGATTGTAAATTGTTTCTAAAGTTTTGTGCCATATTTTTTTCCTAACTATAACGCTACGGCCATTGCTAATGCAAAACCGGAGCTTGCTGCTCCCACTGGACTACCTGATGCATCTAAGTATACTGCCTTACTTGCAGGCAATGTACAAAATACATCTAATGTACCACCAGTAAAATTTACTGCGGCGTCTGAATTAGAACTAGAGATAACTTCTGTTCGTGCAAGATTTGCACTTGTTGCATCTAAAGTTCCTCTTCCGACTTCCCAATTACTTGTACCTTGTTCGTAAATAGCATAGTAAGTTTCATTATTGTTTCCAATACCTGCTGAAAAAGTTTCATAACCTTGTACTACACCAGCTAATGCAATTGCACCAGTTCCTGAAGTTGTACTCGATTCTTTAACTCTATCGTTTATTACTAACGCCATTTATTTTTTACTCCTATTACGAATTAATACTTAACAAAGCATCAGCTCCAGAAGGTGTTCCTGCAGTTGGTGCTGGGAAAGTAACTGTAAATGTTCCATTAGAGCAAGAAAATGTTGCTCCAAAATCTAAAATTACAACCAATTTATTTGCATCACTAGTATTGTAAATTGCTCCGCCTAGTGCTGAAAAAGTAGCTGGTGTTGGTGAACCCCAAACAGGATCAGTAAAGTCTACTGTTGCATAGTTTGCAACATTTGAAACTGCATTACCTGTTAAGGCTTGTGCAGCGTATTGACTTCCACCACCTGAACTAACTTCGCCTGTAGCATCAAAAACAGTGCTTGCTGTAGTGTATGCTGCTAAAGATGTATACAAAGAAATCGTATACGTATCATTTACAAAGTCATGGTTTCCTTTTAAAAGTTCAACCGGGAACGAGTAAGGTACTATATTTGCCATTTTGTTTTTTCTCCTTAATTATTAATAACTCGATGGGGATTCGGATTTTAATTGAGTACGAATAACTCCATCTTGATATTCATCTCTGCGTCTTCGACCTTGTTGTTCAATCGCATACGACATCAAAGCTTTTTCATAAGCCTGATTATAGTATTGTATCATATCCTGCGGCCCTTTCAAGTATCCATATGCATTTACCAGACATGCATACAAAAGTAAATCCTGGTATTTATTCGACAGGTAAGTTCCATTTGTAGCGGCCGGCGCTGCTGTAGGGTTGACGGTATCCGTAATGCTTACAGGCTCTTTATTATAAGCCAATGTAATTTTATATTTCTTATCAGGCGTTGGGGCGATAACCCAATAAGTAGTATCCCAATTTCCATAATATTTAGGGATTCCTACAGCTTGAGTACTAGGTGTCGCATAATATTCAGCCATAAAACTAGTATCTCTTTGTTCTAAATAAAACTGATCTCCGTTAGTATTTTCTAATTGTACATATCTTATAAATCTTAAATCAGAAGGAATTGTTACATATCTATTATCCACAATCGTATTTGATGTTGCATAGAATCTTTCTTCGTCTGAATCTACTTCTCTATAAATTTTGTTTTCTGCATTTTTAATAATAGGGTTTAAAATAGCAGAACTAAATACTGTGCTATCTACTTCTGTATAATTTCTAATGTCTGTTTCTAAATTTGATAATGTGTATGCCATATTATAATGCCTTTAATGTTACAGGACCTGCGGAACATCCAGCTCCTCCTCCTTGTACATCACCTTGCGTTGCAGTGCTAGTACTTGTTATATAAAAATAATTTATTGGATCTGTAAGAGGATCATTAGTAGTAGCTCCTGTGACAACTCCTGCAGAATTTATTTGACCTAAAGCTATGGTAAAACCATTAGCATTATTTAAATCACTTACATTATCAAATGTTTGAATCTGTCTAAATTGTTGTAAGTTATATGCATCTGCTCCACCTGTTCCTGCTGTAATAACCTCAGGGAAACCTCTAAATCTTACTACGTCTCCGGCTTTTCTTTGATGATCTTCGGAATAAACATTTACATAAGTTGTTCCACCATACTTAATAGAAGTAAATGGATTGTTATCTAATAAAATTAAAACTGATGTTGATGCTCTTTGTGGTCTTGGATTCCATAAAGCTTGAGGATCAGAACCAACTGGTTTAGGATCAAGTTGTGGTTGTTTAGCTTCAAACTCTGAGTAATGAACTAATGAACCATTCCATTCTCTAACCATTTCAGAATATGGAAATCTCATTCCTGATCTATCAGAAATTGCTAAAGCGTTTTTTCCTCGTGCGTATCCACCCATTATACACCGTCCCCATAAAATGTTTGTGGTGAAATGAAACTAGATGTTCCTTGATTGTCTGCATCAAGAGCTCTTAACATTTCACTTTCATAAGTTCTTTCCAATGCTGGAGTTCTTTCAGGATCAAATTTTAAACTTAAATAATAAGCAAGTCCTGACATCATAACTGGATAAAATCTATTAACTACATCTGCTGTATTTGTATAAGACCCTGCATCTTGAATTCGTGCCATGTAGTAAAAACAAAATTGATAATTACTTGGTGTAGTTGCATCTGATACACTGGCACTAGGTGTTGTATATAAAAATATACTTGGGTTTAATTTTCTTTGTGCATAATATTGTGAAGGCGTACCTTGAGCTAATTTATTAGGTGTTTGAGAATAAGCTGATCTATCTATTTTTGTAAGTGCAATATCTTGTGGTGCAGCATTATCAGAATTATTTCTATAGTAAGCTTCTAAAACTTCATCTAAATCATTTGGAAAATTTGTTGAATCTGTTGCATAACTATATTCTGCTTGTCCTTGTACTAAAGGGATTTTAGCTAATTTTATTTTCCATAAATGAACTCCTCTATTAGCCCATTCTTGAAACATAATATTTAAAGAACGTCTTGCTGATCTTAATTGAAAACCTGTTCTAGTTCCTCTCATACTTGTTCTTTCAAAAGCTTCTTCTATCACTTCATCCATTGTTGGATTAAAGAATGTTTCGCCTGAAGTTGGAGCAGTAGTTAAGGCAGTATTACCCATGCCTGTATGATTAGAACAATAATAATATAAAACCGGAGCGCCAGTAGTTTTTACGGGAGCCACCACAATTTGAGTATAAGCTCCTGCTGTTCCTGGAGTTCCATTAGTTGTAACACCTGTAGTATATTCTACACCTGTCCCTGCTGTACCTCCCGGAGGAGTTCCAAAAGTTCCATTTGCTGTTGCTGAAAATCTTAAAGGATGACCTCCACTAGTTCCATTACTAGAATCTGATTGATCAAATTTGTAGGTATTACCTTCTTGAAGTTCTAAAACTGGACTAACTGTTCCATTTATATAGAACTTATTTGCGTTAGCACTATATTGGTTAGTACCAGTTGCAACCGTAACTGTGTAAGTAATAGTCGCCATTTAATTTCCTAGCCGTAGTAGAATGTTACATCAGCAATAGTTGTTAAACTTACCGTTGGTTTAGTATCACATTTAATACCTGTACCAGGTAAAGTAACATTATAAACCATTGGCTCTGAAGATCCATCTGGTGTTCCCCAAACTGCTAAAGAAGTTCCATTGTCTTCTAAATCTATAGTTCCTGCACCTGCTGTACAGTTTGCAGAAAAACCTAAAATTCTTGCAGGTCCTGCAAAAATTTCTTGATTAGCTGCAGTACTTGTTATCCTTTTAGCTTTTATATCTACTGGATATGTACTCATAATTATTTTCTCCTGTTAAATTAGTGTGTGGGCCGAAGCCCACACTTAATTATTTAATTACGCTGACTCAGCGCCGTCTTTTTCGTCTGCAACAAAGTAAAAAATAGTACCACTTGCAGAACCGGCTTGTGAAGCATTTGCAGTGTGAGTAACAAGTAATTGTTCTCTTTGACCTGCTGCAGTTACCACAGCTGGTCCTTTTTCAACACCATTAACAATAGTTGAAAAACCACCTAACGCTGCTCCTGCAGTTCCACCAGCACCTACTGCTGCTGTTTCTGATTTTGCATCAACTGCAAGACCAGATGCAAATCCGTTTGGATCTGCTACTACAACACCAGTGTCATAAGGACTATATCCAATATCCATAGTTCCACCAGCTGCTGCTGCACCGTCCCAAATTGTAATTTTGTAAACGACCGCACCTTTTGGTAAAATTACCGATGTAGTGTCTGTTTCTGATTTTTGCACACTTCCATCACCTGCTGTTAAAGTATTAGCAATGTGAAAGTTTGCTGTTGCTGCCATAGAACCAGCGACTGAATTTCTTAGACCGTCACCGTTTTCTCTGACATTTCCTGTAAAGGTTGTGTTTGCCATATTAATATCCTCCTAGATATCTTAAATGTAGTTCCTAGGGAAATCGACTATACGCGTCTACATCTAATAATTGTTAAATGTATAGTACCTTATTTATATATGATTTTTTAGTAGAGTGCAAGAGAGCTTACAGTGCGGAGTGAATTTTCCAACGATGTAGCTTTTTATTCTAAGTAGCTACAGAAACTTGTGGAGCAGCATTAATAATTGCATTTTCTCTGTCTGCAATCTTGGCTTCTTCTAATTTGATCTCTGTGATAACTTCTCTAATCTTCTTATCAATTTCGACCATATCTAGAGTATATTTTCCTTCTTGCTCATACTCCAGCTGCCACTTCAACTCCAAGGACCTTTTTTGTTTGTACAGGTCTTGTACCATCAACAACCTCCTCATAGGTTATTCGTTTTACCCTGGGATCCATCATTTCTCCAAGATATTCCCATTTTACACCCTTTTGTCCCAGTTTGTCAACTATTGAATTTTCAATAGATTCAACACTATCCTCAGCCAGAACTTCAAATTCTGCACCATATTGATACGCATTGATTTTTACTAGGAATTTTCTCATTTTCTCACCTTATTTAAAAAAAGGGGCCGAATTGTGTCCGGCCCCTAAATTATTTATTTATTACGTAGCGTCAGATCCGAATACGCCTCTTGGATCAGAAAATCCAAAAACGTATCTTTCTCTAGCTTTGTATCTTACGTTACCAGTATCAAAGTCGCCTTCCATAGAAGTTTTGATAGGTGATCTAACAAAATGTTTTAGACCATTAGGTACATCTGTTTTAATGAACCATTTTTTTGCATTTGTTAAGAAGTGGTTAACAGTGTATCCTTGCGGAACCATTCCCATATTCTTAACTGCATTGATGTCATTATCTGCAGTACCTGTTCTACCTTCAGACTTCATAAGTCTGTCAGCAGTAAACTGAAGCTCAGAAGGAATAATCATTTTCATTCCTCTAGCCGCAATTTTTAGGCCTCTTTCATCAGTCATAGCTGCGATGTCAATCAAAGCTTGTTCTAATGAAGTTTCATTAAGGTCAGAGCCAGTTTGTAATTCATTTCTGAATGAACCGGCAATAGTTGGGTGATCGTCAGCAAATAATGCTTTTCCATCACCACCAGCGTATGCTGCATTGAAACCATTGTTCAATACTGCTGCTGCCTTAACTTGCTTAGTGTTTGCCATAGATCTTGCTAACGCTTTTGTATATCTAGACGCAAGTCTGTCATACAAGTTATCTTCGATAGCTTCTTCTGTGATTGCAAACGCTAATGCGATTGTTTCGTTAGTGTAACGTGCTGTGAAAGTTTCTTGTGCATCATCAAACTGAACGCCTTGGCCTTCAGGTTTAACTGCTGCATTTGCAAAACCAGATAACATCACTTCTTCTTCGAAAGCTCTGTCAGATGATTCTGTATCAAAAATCTCAGCATGCTCGTTAGCATACGATTTATACTCTAGTCCGAATAAAGCATTCAAACCAGGTTCTAGTTCTTTAACTAGTTGTGCTCTTGATATAGCCATAGTTATTTATCTCCTTATTCTATTAGTTGTATAAGAACGCTCCAGGGTTAAAAGAAACAACAACGTCATAACCTGCAGCGTCTTCAGTTTGACCTGGGACTCCTGCTGATTTGTTAACGAATAATGCTCCATTATTAACAGCTGCTCCTGCACTTAAAGTACAAGCAGACAGTCCGTTAATTTGACCTGATGCGGGTTGATCAATTAAATTGTAAGCCTCAGATGCGCCTTGTTCTGTGAAACCAGTTGTTAGCGCTGCCGATGTTCTTACAGTATATTCTTGATCGGGGTTAGTATTTACAAACGCGATGATGTTAGCGACACCTGTATTATAATCAGTACCTGCAACAGTTCCAGCAGGAACAGAATTGCTCCATGTTGGTGTTGAAGTAGTGTTGTCTACCCAAAACGCTCCATTCATTACACCAACGATTGGTGATAATGCAGAAGTCCACGCTGCACCTGTAGCGGTGTCATCGTTTCCTGCGTTGAATGTGATGTCTTGTATGTAACCAACTGTAGCTCCATGAGCTCCAGCAGTTGTTTGGTAAGCAACAGGATCGCCTTTATACATAGCATTTGGTAGCGTACTCAAAGACTGAACTAGCATTTCAGACTGACCACCTGTAGCTGGAGTACTTCCAACTGTCATGTTCTGTCTTAATCCAAATCCAGCTGTGTTTGTATTAGCCATATTTGTTTTCCTTTACTTATGAACCTGCCGTCGTGAAACGGCCTCCAGTTCGGGTTAATATATTTTGTTGGACTTAGAAATTGTTATAAGACTATTTCTTTGTACCACCAAAAGTTACACGAGTCTGCCTCTCTTGATTGATTGGCATACTTGGGTGCTGGTCCTTCAAAAGATCGTTGTTGATAGCATCGTCTTTATCTTGAGTCTGCTTGTCATAGTAAGCATCTATCTGCTTAGCGATCTCTTCTGGTATCTTAGCCAGCAATAAGCCTCCTACTCCAATAACTCCCGCGTACTTACCTGTAGTTTCGACTGGAAAATCTTGATCTGGATAATCTTCAGCTCTCACTAATTCATATCCTTCTCTCAAAGATGCTGCTACGTTTTTCGTATCTTGAAAACCCATAGATTCAGCTCTAATCCATCTGTGTCTATACCCAGCAGGTGGTTCGGGTGCATCGAGTGATGAGGGTGGAGTCCAAACTTTTTTAGCATTTGTTTTAGCTCTTGTTTGACTCGCACGTGAGGTTTTTATATCTTCGTTTTTCATTTTATGCTCCTTCCGTGATTTTTAGTTGTTTTGCATAATCTTCTAATGGCACGCCTAATCTTTTAGCAATTGCTACCTGTGATGGCGAGAGTCTCACAGTTTT